ACCCTAACCGTCCCTTGATCTCCAAAGGACTTGGTTAAATTAGTCGTCCTTCTTCCGTTTGTGTCTCTTTCTTGGCTACCTGTATTTATAACGATTACTGACATTTAACACCTCCTCTCAACTTAAACTATCTCTAACTTTATCAACTACCTTTCCTTGTTCTTTCTCGGTAAGATACTCAGCCTCTTGAACCTTGCCATCAATCCAATTTAAAAGCTCTGTGACGTTCTGTGCTCCCGCCCATGCCGTCCTTTGAGCAAAAGAGTACTCTTCATCACTCTTAAACTTGCGGGGGTCCACCAGTGCCGACTGCACCGCCAATAACAGGTGAGGCAGTAGCACTTCCACCCATCCCTCCTGTTGGCAAAGCTCCTTGAGTCGGTAACCCTCCTTCTGGGCTTGGGCCTCCTCCGGGGACAATTTGATCTGGTCCATTGACACCTCCTCCCATAACTGGCTCCGGTATGCTTTCGAACAAAGCATCGGCATCTTTAATCACGCCAGTCGCTTCATACATCTTTATCAGAATATCGGTTATCTTTGGTTTTTTACCTTCGGCCGTCAACATCTGAAGCACGGCTGGGTTAGTGATCGTGTTAAGTACCATGGTCAACTTATTCTCGATGTCTTCGCTTGAAGGAGCCTTCATTGACTCCACATCGGGAATGTAGTCGTAATCACCGACCATATCCCCTTCCTCGATTATTAAGTTCCCTCCTTGTCCTGACTCATCGGGAATGTATTTAGGAGCCTCAATGGGAATCCCGTTCTCGTCTTCTCCTAAAGAAACAGGGTATCTTGGTCCGGGAACAATGGAATCAGCCGTCATCTCTCCTCTAGCAATAGCCATCCCTTCTTCAGCCGTGGGCCTGATGTCACCAATCCCTTGCCTCTCAAAGAAGGAAATAGCGTCTTTACCAACAATGCGAATAATCTTCTGCTTTCCCTTGACTCCCTTAAAGAGAAACTGCTTGTTCATCGAGTGCCAAAACATAATCTGCTTTTTAAGAGCTTCAGACAAAAAGATCTGGTTCATGTTGTCCCTGACGTTTCGAGTGAAAGCCGAATCTTTAATCTCAGTAGCAGTTACTCTTTGGCTATCCTGAGTCGGATTGATGTTACTGACTCCCTGTGACTGCTCTCCTAAAGCATTAAGCAAGCTCCCAACGAGGGTAACGTAGACGGCCTGAAAGTTATTGGTAACACTGGTGTCGATCCTCATAGACTGAACGTCCACATTGGGGTTGTTCATCATCCACTTAGCCTCAGGTGCCCATTCAAGAGTGTGCATCCTTACATTAACTGGATTGACATGAATGGGTGGTCTACCAGCCAAAGCAATCGTGTCGGAGTAAGCAGAGAGATGAGCATTCAAAGCCCTAATTTGTTTGGCAACAGGCTCAAGCTCAGAAACTCCATAAAGGTCATCGGGTAAAGGGTAGTATTTAAGGTGAACAATGGGGATCTCCCCATGAACATTAGGGTTAGGAATATCTCGGATGATGACTCCGTGCCTTGGACAAAAGGTAATCCAACGGTCACTTCGATACTCAGTAATGATCTCAACTACCTTAAAGGCCGGATCCCTGCCGAGATAGTCACTAAGCCCCCTCATCGTCTTGTTCTTGCTCTCAATGTAGGACTGCCGAGTGTCTCCCTTGCCTTTGTCGTCTTTTCTTAACGATTCTCTTAAGAGATCAAGGTTCTTGTACTTAGCGTCCTCACTCCTTGCCGTATCGTTTATCTTTTCAAGTTCAGCCAAGGTGACATACTCCATGTACTGAAACCAATTCTTAACGAAAGGGTAAGAGGGATTGGTAAGCACCTGACGATTAAGAAGAACTTGTGCATCTGGCCCGTCATAAAAGGTCTTACCGTCTCTCTTTTCATAACGCCACTTGCAAAGCATAAAAGATGAACCGTACTTCCTAACGTTCTGGTCCATGAGAATCCACTTCATAATCATCGAATCGCCTAGACGGGAGTTATCTTCCCACTGGTAGTTGAGCAACTCGTTGTTTATCACCGCCCCCAAAGTGTCTCCTCCTTCACGAGGGACAAGCCTACCTTTAGGTTTTGAGCCGATTAAGCGAGCAGACTTCTCAAGAATGACCGTGTAAGGCCGGGGATCGAAAAGAAGTGAGTGGTAAGGCCAAGATTTCTCATCAAGGTAGGAAGCGAACATCTTATCCGCATCGTTAAAGCCGTTCTTACGATTAACTCTCTGCTCTAAATCCTCTCTGGACATCGTAAAGTGCTGGCTAAGTTCGGTAAAGAGCTTAATTTCTGCTTTAGTACCCTTAAGAGTGTCTTCTGTAACCATCTTCCACAAAAAAAGCGACCGTTCTTGGTCGCCTCAGTAATAAACTTGGTGAACTGCCTCGATTATATCACGCCCTGAGCCATTATCAAGACTTTACCTTACACTTAATCTCTTCGTCATTCTCCCGGACGCTGACATTCATGCTCTCCTTCGACACGTGAACGATCACCTGACCGCTTCCAGTCCCCATAAGGATGTTGTTTATCCCTCGAATGACCTTAGGAATTATGCGAGGGTTTACTTTAGTCTCAGAAAGAAAAGCAATTATCTCAAAAAGGCACTCCGGTTCGATCAACTGAGGGATGCCGGGGAACAATTGCTCAAAGAGTTTCTCGACTAGAGAGCCGTTGTAAGTTGACTGAACCCAATAGTCGTCTTGATTGGTGCTAGGTAAGCTGTTCATTATTTACTCAGTTCTTTATAGCACTTCTTACAGACTCGCATCTCCGAGTCGTTAATAAATGGGTTAGTTTTACTTACTGGTTTATATCTATCCCACATCGACTCGAACTTTACTCCGCAAACAGGACAGTAGTGGAGCAACCGAATATAATCACGAGCCAAATCGTATTCTTCGACAGATACGCTCATATTGTCCATTTCTCCTTCAGTCCTTCGTTGATCTTGTCCCAATCATCCGTTTGTTTCTTGTAACTCACTGCAAAGTACCTCAGAGCATCCATGGCGTGATCGTTGGCCTTCTCCGGCACGTCCGGTTCGTTTAAGTCTTGGGCTTGCGTGACGCTCTTTTCTTTCCAACGGTAGGTCTCAAACTCTCGGATAACATTGACGCATGATGAGAACACAAACAAACTTGGTTCCCCATTCTCTCGGTGGCTTCCGTAAAGCACCACTCTACCAGGCACTTGTTTGAGTTTCTCTGCAACCTTTTCAATTCCAAACCTAACCCAAGAATTGAAGTTTGTTCCGATTTCTTTGTTGGCTGGGGTGATGTAGATACCTCGTTGAGCGAACTCAGTGATCCATTGACTTCCTGAAGGATCTCCATAACTTGCGAGTATTGACTTGCCTTGAGATTTCGAATTAACAACGCCCGCGTGGTAGTCCAGAGTTTTCCCTCCCTCGTAATGTTCATCTGTAACGAACCAGTTATCATCCCCATCGGTGGCGATCCATAAACACACAGTTGGGTTTGTACTCCCGAAATCAAAGCATCGATAGTAATTAAATGTTTCAGGGATCGCGAACGGCTCGATGACGTGTGTGCCTTTCTCTGGGTTCTCAAACTCTTTGTAAACCAACCCAGTATACTTCCTAAAGTCCGCCAGATACTCTTGAGCAAAAGTGTCTTCTGTAAGTTCTCCTTTAGCATGGTCTATCGCCTCCTTGGGAATGTAGGGATTATCGTAACTTGTGAATCTCCACGACTTATAGTCAGAAACAGGTAACTGCCCCAACTGGTAGAGGTCATAAAAGTGGTTGTAACCTTTAGGTGTGGAAATGAACAAAGCAGGGGCCTCAAAATCAGTAAGTGTAGGCCGAAGTACCTCCGACCAAAGCCAATCCCAATTTCGTATACTCGCAATCTCGTCAATGACGAGTCCTCGCAACTTAACTCCTCTGAGTGCGTCCGGATTCTCAGCCCCCTTAAGTTCGATGATCGAGCCATTCTTGAGTGTGATTGATAAGTCGACTTCATTCTTTTTTGCTACCCAAGTAGGTGGGACTTCCTTTTGGATCTCTTGCCAGTGAATCATCTTCCCTTGTTTGTAGGTAGGACTGACAACCCAGTAAGTCCCGATGTTCTTGCTTGCCCACTCAAGAGTGATGATCCGGCTTAAGACAGACTTCCCAGACCTTCTCCCGGCACAGACGATTCTAAAGCGGTGTTGGTCATCGAAAACTCCCGATTGCCATTCACTCAGTTTTATTTCCATTCTTTATTATCACCAAAGAGGCCAAATCAGTTCCCTCCTCAACTCCCATTTTTTGTACAGACTTACCCTCGATCCGGTCTAATATCTCCCTTATCGCCAAGAGATCGCCCGCAAGAGCCATCTCGATCAGCTTAGCCATAAGAGCCTTCTTTATCTCAGGCTTCTCAGTCATCATGTCCCTCAAGACATCGGTAATAGCAAAACCTTTTGGTGGTCTGCCTGCGGGATTACCAGACTGACCTGCCTTCCAAAGCCAAGGTCTATCTTTATTATTAGTGTTTTCTAATTGCTTATCAGAGGGGTTGTCTTCTGCCATTCTGCTCCTTTACCAATGAAGTTAGAGTAACGTTTTCTTACCACATCGCAATAGAGAGGATCAATCTCCAAAGTATAACAAACCCTATCCATCTGTTCGCAACCGATCAAGGTAGAACCCGAACCGGCAAAGAAATCAACCACTATGTCACCAACCCTACTAGACTTAATTAAAGCTCTCTTACAAAGACTTACTGGTTTCTGGGTCGGGTGCTGGTATTTGATCTGAGCGTCTCTGTCTAATTTCCATAAATCCATCTCCTCTAAAAGCTCTTTTTTGTCGAGATTCCAAACGTCACTCCATGAACTAACCTTTCTGTTATAAA